CTTTTTATATTGTTGATGATGCAGTCGCGGTACGAACCGCAGCTACTGACGTAGACACGGGATTTACAATTACAACTGATATAGATGGTCATGCAACCGGCACACCATTTATCTTAACACGTACAACAGACGCAGACAACAGCCCGAGTAACGAAGTATCGGGCGGCATGTTTATCTTTGTTGAAGATGGCGCAACTTGTTCATCTACTGGTTGGGTACTTACAGAACCACAAGGCGTAGCGGTGATCGGCACAGACGATTTAGTCTTTAGTCAGTTCTCAGGACAAGGTACATTTGTAGCTGGTGTTGGTATTGATATTTCTGGTAATACAATTAGCATGGACATTGACAATATGTCCGCTGCTACAATTGTTACTGCCGATGAGATTGCATTCAATGATGTAACAGATGGTGTTTCTAAAAATACAACCGTTTCAGATTTTATATCTGACTTAGATGTTGTTACTTCCGCAGGACTTGGCACAGGCCATCTTGTTAAAACAGCAGACGACACGTATGTTGTTCGTACTATTGCAGTTGATGGCGCTGGCGTATTAGATGGCCTTGCTATCTCAGACGGCAATGGTGTAAACGGCAATCCAACAATCGGTTTAGATATACAAAATCTACCATCGCGTTCTGACGCAGTTGATACAGATGACAGAGTTGCAGTATGGAACGATACAGCTGGCGCGAACGAATATTACACAGTTGGCGAATTAGCTGGCGCGGTAAGTTCTGCAGACTCGTTCAAAACATGGACAGGTGCAGGTAACGCAACTGGCGATGCTAGCATTGTTGCAGACTCTGCAACAGACACAGTTACTATAACAGGTGGCCGTGGTATTTCAATTGATTTAACTGCCGCATCCGATACAGTAACTTATACCTTATCTAAGACATCAGAATTAGACGGCACTGTCGCAACAGCAGCAGGCGACTCTGTTATATTCTTTGACGTAGACAACAGCGACACAGCAGAATCGCGCACTTGGACCAACGTAATTTCCGACTTAGGATTAGCAACCGCAGCGTTCACAACTGTTTCCGGCGATAGTGGTTCTGCAGTAGCAGATTCAGCGTCCGACACATTAAATATAATTGGTGCAACAACTGGTGGTATCACAACAGTAGCATCCGACACGCCGGAAAACGTTACAATTGGAATTACTCCAATTGACTTAACAACCGGCTCTGCAACATTAGCAGTCGGCGACTTCATTATGGTTAGTGACAGTGCAGACTCTTCAACAACCTTAGCGCAGAAATACACATTTACTGACATGATCGATGACCTTAACTTAACAGTTAATGGTGTTGTAAATGCTTATGCAACAATAAGCGGTGATAGTGGTTCAGCAACAGCATCCGGCGACGATTCAATTAACTTAATTGGCGGCACTAACGGCGGTATTACAACAACTGCTTCACAACCAGGCACAGACCAAGTCGCTTTTGATCTAACTCCAATGGACTTAACCACTGGTGCTGCAACATTAACAACAGGCGATTTCATTATTGTAAATGATTCTGCAGACACTGCAGGTACAGTAGCACTGAAATATACCTTAGGTGATGTTGTTACAGACTTAGGTTTGATTACAGGCGTTACGGCTTCTACAGACGAAGACGAAGTTGGTATTATAGTTACATCTGGCACAGTTATTGGCTTAGACATTGAAGGAACAACAGTCAGCGCAGGCGAAATGGCAGCAGGCGATGATTTCTTAGTACACAATGCAGACGAAGGCTCATCTGGTAAGAACACATCGATGACAGGCCAACAAGTTGCAGATGGTACAGCAACTATATTAGGCATTGGCGGATTAGCGTTTGGTACTTTTACCGCTGTTACTACCCCAGGCGAAGACCAAACAGGATTAGCATTTGTTGACGCAACTCGTTCTAACAAAGTGTTATCTGTTGAAACTACTAATTATGAATTCTCTGACAACAAAGTTAAAGACAATGATTGGTTTAAGATTGGCAAAGCTGGTCACGCAACATCTGGTTACATTATGCCATTAGCAGGAACGGTAGTTGGCGCGGCAGCGCACACAAAAGATACTGGCGGCGGCAATACATGGGACTTAGATCTTTATATTGACGCAGTTGACTCTGGTGCTGTAGTATCCTTAGCAGGCGGCAGTGACGCCAGCGACTCCGATCCAGCTATTAACTTAAACTTTAATGCCGGTGACAAACTTCGTATACGAGCTGACAACACATTGGGCGGTGGCGATATGAAAGATACTACAATTACTCTTTACGTTAAATGGAGAGTGGTATAATATAAATACTGCCCTTAATATATTAGCAGTTTATATTAGATAAATAGTTGTATGTCTTTTATAATTGAAAATACTTCTGGAGCTCCGTTTGCACTTGACGAATTTGGTATCACAATTGGTACAGGCGGCCAATCAGATTTATCTACCCAAGCTATACCTCAAGATATAGCTTGGTCATCACAGCCAGGCGAAGAACTACATACCGCAATTTCTAACGGCGACATCGTAGTCAAAGATCCATCAGATGGCATTACTAATTTAAGTATCGTAGATGGCATTGCTGCCTGTCAAACCATAAACACTCCGCAATCATATACAGCTCTCCATGTTGCTCCAGGCAACGAAGCTGAAATTGAAGTGCAGGACGAAGGAATTTCATTAACACCTGCAGTAACCAAATTAAATTTTGTCGGAGCCGGCGTAGTAGCTACGGAACCAGTAGCGGACGAAATAACAGTAACAATTGCCGGCGGTGGCAGCGGTGTTGGTGTTAGTGACGAAGGCACAGCAGTCCCAAACGGACCATTTTCTTTAATAAATTTTGTTGGCGATGGCGTTGATGCGACCGATGGTGGCAGCGGAACGGCAACAGTTACAATACCTGGATCTGTTCTCGGCGAGATACCGTTCTTTAATCAGGATACAACTCAGGATAACATTGCCCTGACAGGAGGGAGCGAGATACCGTTCTTTAATCAGGATACAACTCAGGATAACATTGCACTGGTATAATAATGGCAGACCAAATCCCACTAAAAGTAATTAGAACCTTAGGCGATACAACAGCCTTAGGCGAATTTGAGATCGGCGAAGAAGTCGGCCTTGCACATGGCGGAACCGGCGCTGACAATGCGGCAGACGCTCGCACAAATCTCGACGTCCCACCAAATGCTAGAGATATAATATCCGGCGATGGACTTGCAGGTGGCGGCGATCTATCCGCTGACAGAACATTATCAGTCAACGTACAAAATTCAATTGAAATAGATACAGATATCCTGCAGTTAGTTAACGACGAAGCCTCACCAGGCAATAACCAAGTTTACGGCACAGATGGCGCAGGCGCTAAAGGATGGAAAGCAGATCCGGCCGGTGGAGGAGGTGACCCTGATCAGAATTTATGGGAAACTATTACATCGGACTCTGGCTCCGCAGTAGCTAACACAATTACAGACACTTTAACAATTGCTGGCGGCGCGGGAATATCTACTGCTATTGTCGGAGACACAATAACAATAACTGCAAGCGGGGGATCGCACCCAGTTTCGCTGTCAACTATTAACAGTCAGCTTGTTATAACATTTGTTGATACAACACGAAGCAGCAAGGTTTTGTCGGTTGCAGAATTATCTGAATTGTGGGGCAGAAAGAAAGTAGACGCAGGCGACTGGCTTAAAATAGGCGATGCAAATAGTGCAGACAATGGTTGGCTAATGCCGTTAGATGGTACAGTGGTAAGATGTGCAACATTAACAACAAACAACGGAGGAGATAACTCCGGCGTAGATTTATATATCAACGGTGTGTTAAGCACAGCTAATATCGGAGTAATAACAGGAGCGCCGTCTGGTGCCGAACAAGACGTACAAGAAGATTTAAATATAAACTTTAGTCAGGGCGATATTCTTAATCTACGATGTATTACCGGCGCCTCGTCCGAAATAGTAGACATAAACTCGGCATTATTTGTAAGGTGGAGAGCATAACATGGCATATATAATAAGAAATAAAACAGCATCTCCAATTGATATTGATGATTTAGGAATACGATTGAGAGCAAGCGGCGACCGCGACATAACAATTATAGGTTTAGGTGAAATTTATGACTCTTTGGATTTAGAGGCATATATTGTAGCAGGCGATATTGCTGTACTTGATGCGAACTTAACTGAACTTGACGCAGCGGCAAGTCTTACAGCAGCCGAAGGCGCGATCGCCCTCGGCGCTGGCGGCGCGGGCATAATGGACAACGAGTATCTCAGCCTTGCGGGACCGATCGCAGTTACGATCAGCGCCGCTAATACATTTGTAGATGTTATAGGAGCCACGTTTGATATAGAAACTGCCGAAACGGGACCGATCTGGGCAATGGCAACATTTAACGGATTATCGCCATCTGACACTACTGTATGGGATGCTCGATTAGTAATTAATGGAGTCAATGGCGATCCTGTAAATATGCGGTTAGAGACAGCAAACATTCGCGACAACCATATACAATATCGATCGGCATCGTTGCCGGCCGGCACCTATACAGTGAAATTGCAATTAGCTAATACTGAAAACACAAACAACGGCAAGGTTGATAATCTTAACATGTTTGCAATCGGCTTAGCAGCGCCGGCCGGTGCAGACGGCGCAGACGGCGCAGACGGCGCAACAGGTCCAGCTGGATCAGGCTCCAGCATTACCGTACAAGAAGAAGGTGTAAATGTTGCAGGCGGTCCGCATAGCACAATAAATATTATTGGCGATAATGTAACTGCAACAGACGCAGGTAGCGGAGTTGCTGATATTACAATTACAGGCGGCGGCAGCGGAAGTTCAACAGTTGACAGACAGTCGGCAACTGCTATGAACAAAGTAGTTACTACTAGCCGAACCTTAGTAGATTTAGCAGACATGACACTAACCACAAATGATTTAGGCGAGGCTGGTACCTATGTAATTACATTCTCCTGCGATTGGGAAACTGAAAATGACGACAAAGAAAATCAATTTACTTTATTTGTAGATGGTTCCGAAGTTACTTCGCGCCACCAAACTAGTGCTAAGAAAAACAAATATAACAGCACCTCGTTAACTCACTTAGCAGAAGGAGTAGCCTCGGGCACAGTAATTAAAGTACAAATAGCCCAAGGCGACAACGATTCAAACACAAATGAATTAACAGTAAAATGCAGAGAATTAATAATTGATGGCACAGGAGATAGTAATGTCCTTTAATGCTTGCGGAGATTGCACGGCATGTTGCGAACGTTTTGAAATAGACGGAGACATCTGGAACAACAATGTTAAGACCAAAAATGTAATGTGCAAATATGAATGTAACGGTTGCAGCATATACGAAGATCGTCCAGAGGTATGCCGCGACTTTAAATGCGTATGGCTAAGAATTAAAGAAGCTCGCCCAGATTTTTCAGAGCAACTACGCCCCGACCAAGTTGGTGCAATGGTCATTACAAAAGAACCAGAAAACAACAAAGGGCAAATATTAATAGATGAATGTATTAAGGGTGCCTTTGACGTAAACAGTATGACAGACGCGCAGGCTGAATTGGTTACAGAAATTGCTACATTGGCTAGTCGACAAGACATACCAACTTCGTTATATTTCCGCACTTACAATTGGGAAATGAAGAAGATAAATATACAAATGGAACAAACAATAACATGAGCGTAATCGTAAATAAAACTGCTCCCGGAGCATACAAAATAGGTAGTCTACAAGGCGAAATAAATTCCGACCCCGCTATAGTACCATCGTGCTTATCTGTTACGGCGACCGGCCAAAGCTTGGATATTGAATTCGCCGCAGCATTAGCCGGTGCGGAAGATACAGCATTGGATGCAGTTATAGCGGCGCATGTCGTTCCTGCAGATTTGATCGAAGCGAGCTTACTGCCATTCTCAGATATTGACGGGAAGAAACTTGCAGTACATCCATCTTACAAACCATTATTAGATGATGGAACAACCTATGCTGTATGGTGTGGTGCAGGAGATGAAGTTGACGGCAATGGCGATTTACTCGACGGTGGAGAAGTAAGCGCCGGCCCGCTACTTCATTTAGATTGCAAAATGGCAGATGCAATGAAAGAAGTAATGGTTAAGTTCCACCCAGCGAACGGTCGTATATGGCTGCACGAAGCATATATTAAATTTACAAATGCTCCCGAAAAATCTTATATATCGGGCGGCATCATTGCTATGGGCACACCGTTACAACAGTCTGTTAATTTAGATTTAGTTGTTACGAATGATATTATTACATATGCGCCCGGTGGCCCAGGAACAGGAACACACGGTTTCGCAGATGCAACTAAGATTGTCCTTATGCCACGCACATTTTCAAACGATGGCGATTGGAATTACGATACGGTTAATGGACTGGCCCCAGTATTTGATTCCAGTGGCGCGTACAAAATGTCTACAGTTGATACAGTCGTACATAGATTTGTAAACAGGATTCCAACGTTTGGCGATTGTCCCTATTTCTCAATCACATCAGACGAGACAACAGAATTGCCAGCAAACTTTTATGTGAGAGTTTGTGCTAAGACTACAGACGGATCTACCTTTGCAGCAGATTGGCATGCTTCTGTAGTATTAGAAATTTACAGACAGAAGACGTTGTAACGAACAATAAATCAGTATTTTTCCAAGGATACGCAAAGATAAAAGACTGTACTGCCACAAAAATGGCACCGCAGATATACACCTCTGTCATAGGGTGTCTTCGAGTGTCTTTAACTTCTCTAACACCACTTCAAATTTAAAAGTATTCCAAACACCGGGATGCAATGGCTTGGGATGGTCTGCAATGTTCACCCAAGCATAACCTCTATGTTCATTATTTAAGTCTGGAATAAATTCGTCTGTTACTGTGATTAAAAATGTGTGGTAGTTGAAATAATAATCGTCACTGACAAAAGTTTCAATGGGAATAATTTTATGCAACGTTGGAACATCGCCCAGCTCCTCATCTACTTCGCGTTTCAGTCCTTCGACAATCGATTCCCCTCGTTCAATTTTTCCACCAGGGAGTCCCCAAGTGCCACTATGCTTGGCACCATCTCTTAAAATAAATAAATATCTTTTTGTGGATAAGCTAAGGAATAAACATCCAGCTCCCACAACGGAAGCCTTTTTCATTTTTCCACCTTTGTTAATTTTCCAAATATTAAATGTCCGCGAGTCCAGCCATTTGTGTGTCCTTTGTTATTTCCAATTCGAAACCGCGGACCTTGTATTCCTTCTATTAGATGTAGATATTGATTTCCATTTACTTTGCAAAGAACAATGTCGCCAACCTTTAACGTTTTAGTGTCCACCGGAGCGACCGTACATAATTGACCTGATTCAATTTTACCCGACATAGAGTTTCCCCTCGGACGAAATGAAACAGTTTTATTTTCTTGCAACGATTTAATATGGTGTGTTGCCCAACCCATTTGATCACCTTTATACTGTTACAAACCAGAATCCTGCCTTGTACTCCCCCTCATACGATTTAATCCATTGTCCAGCAACCCATCCATATTGGATTCCTGTTATTACGTTTGTTAAGAAATGCGTATCTTCAATTAGAGATTCACTCGCATCAAAATCAACAAGCCATTCTGTGCCATCATATTCAACAATGTCGTCTATGCTAGCAATTAATTGTTCGCCACCTGTACCTTCCCATGCGTCAGCATAATTCGGCGCAGTGTTAGAAGCGTCTCCGATCGCATTAACAAGCAAGTACCTTTGCCCAAGTGTGGCAGCAGGTAATCCTGTGCCCGGCCCAGACAATAGCGGATCTATTACTGCGTCCACAGGATCCATATCGTTTGGTGGAATAGTATCAACATCAACAGTGAAGAATAAACTATTAGGATCATCCTCGTCAGCTATAATTGTTCCAGTTACTTCGTTTAATTCATCCTGCAATAATAAAGTAATACGAGAAATGCCCGGGCAAATGTTCCCGCCAAGTTTTGTAAATACCACGTCCCATGTTATTTTAGGATCCTCTTGTATTACTTCCGGCTCTTCTTCGATATCGTCATTGTCTGGAATTACTATTTCCGCCGCCCTGTGTATTGTCATCACACCGTCTAACAATAAGATACTATAATTGCTGGGCGTTACCCTTACTCGTTGTCCTAGTATCAAGTTATCGTCTAATTGATTTTCCTCGTTGGGATCATCATCTAAGTTAACATCGTAGATACTGTTTACCACTCTGTGTATCACGCCTAGCTTTTTAACCTTAGCTGGAGGACTTAGCCATATCGGAATTTCAAAAGACATGCTAGCAATGTCTACGCTATCTTGCATTGAGTCCATGCCCATGCCAACTGTACGACTAGACCAAGTTGTGTCCATAAGTTTTACAATGGTCAAGCTTGTCCAATCAAAATAGTTATCGCTGCTCTGTATTTCAAAGGACGGATTAAACAATGGTGCTATCTGTTCAAGCAACTGTAATTTCTGTGTTGTGTTCGATGTCCATATATCTAACGTCATCTTTAAAAGATACGGAACTGGCATAAGTCTGTTAATTGTGAATGCGTTACCTTGCTCGGTTGTTAATTCCCCAGTCGCTTCATTTTCAGCTCGCATTCGAACATGCTTAGTATCTACAAAATATGGATCCTGCATTCTTTCTCTGTCGTATTCTAGCTCGGTTACATACGCAGACATGGCCGGGACAGCATTTAAAAAGTTTTCATTGTTGCCAGTTACAATCGCCATCGCCTGTCTGCTAGGATCGCCGTACATAACAGGAACAACTTTCAGCATCTCATCTGAATATTGTACTTGGAATCCAGACATTAAGCGAATGAATTGAATAATGAATCTCCTTATTTGAGAATCGTAAAAGAAGGCATTTTTCCCATCTGCCATTAGTCGTTACCCTGTACAATTTGATTTTTATTTTTCATAATACTATTTATCTATAAATACTATCATGTCTATAGGAATATTTACGTTATATAAAACAACAAATACAATAAACAACAAAATTTATATCGGAATCCATTTAGAAACATCTTGGCCAATATTAGATGACTATTTAGGATCGGGAACAGCACTGAATTCAGCGATCAACAAGTACGGCAAAAATAATTTTAAAAGAGAGATTTTAGTAGTAGGAAATTCGCTGGAATATGTTTATGAGTTAGAAAGACGATATGTAACTGAAGATTTTGTTAATGAATCTTCAAATTATAATCTAATAGGCGGAGGCAAAGGTCCTAATTATTTTGGAATTGAAACTAGGAAAAAGATGAGCGATGCTAAGAAAGGAGTTCCTAGGTCCGAAGAAGTAAAAGAACATTTACGTCGAATTAACTTAGGCGAGAATAATCCCTTTTATGGCCAGAAACAGAGCAAAGTAGCCAAGCGAAAAATGAGCAAGGCAGCAAAGCAAAGAACTGGAGACCGTAATAATTTTTACGGTAAAACACATTCTTCGGACGCAAAGAAAAGAATCGGAGAAAGCACGAGAGGTGCAACATGGAAATTAATAAACGGAAAACGAAAGTGGTTCGGCCGTTAGTTGTCGGCTTTCGGGCGTAGAATCTCGCTAAGAACTTGTCTTTCTTCTGTTGTGCCTTTACAGTTATCGGTCACCTTACCATTGCTAACATTTTCATTATTAACAAATCCGCCAAGCAACGTTTCATCACGTCCTGCGGTCAATGTTGTGCGAACTGCATCTTCTACCTTAACCCAATGCTTTCCGTTATAACGGAAAAGTCTATTAGGCAAGTAATCTATACGAAGTACAAAGTCTCCAATGAGTGCTTCCTCAGGAAAGTCAATTGCTTCAGTAACAGGATATCCGTTTGGAGCATGACCATCGCCTAGCAAGTACACTCGTCCAGATTGGATATCGCATACCGGACTTTGTCCTATTACATCTGCATTCATTAGCCCGTTGTCCGCGGTTAATGGATCCGTAGTAAAAGGAATAATTGTAAGGTCCGCACGTAGATTTTTCGGATCTCTGTAATCGCCGTTTTCGTCTACTGGTGCAACATAAAATGAAGTTG